TAACAGGGTAACGCTTTCTAGGAGTAACATCCATTCTTAGTATCGACCCATACTTATATTCCTTGGACATATTCTTCATAGACACGACCGCGTCTCGTATTTGAATTGGTTCTGCGCTTGACGTATTGAACCCAGGTGACATCCAAGCTATCTCGGAATCTTCCCAAGCAACATCCAAGTATGGTGAATATATGGTATTAGTTTCCTTTGAGAAAAAGCGCAATGTTCCATAATCCACGGAACTGGTTTCATCACTGTGCATAACTATCAACCCGTTGTTTACTATTGTATTGGATATCCACGCATTTACGATGTTTGTTACATCCATGCGCACGTCCGATGATTGGTAGTAAAAAGACTGAGAACAAGCCAATCCGCCGGTGATAGGAGCGACTGGCGGGGTTGGTGCTGCGGTTGTAGTCGTGCTCGGGCAGTCTGGGTATAAATCGTATGGATTTGGACTCACGAAAGGCGGTTCAACATAACCAGAACCAGACCCAACTAAGCTACCAGACACCCACCAAAGCCCGCCGCCTTCGCAACTTGAAATCGATCCGCTGTACCAATGTTGCGATTGACCATCTCTAAATTTCCAGCTCACACCGTCGGAGTAATCGTTTTCATCAAATTTGTACCCAGTTCCCATCTGCCAAGATTCTGATACAGGATACGCCGCGAGTGTATATGCACTTGGTACTTCCGTAGATTCGCAAACCTTCAAGTTGAGGTAAAATCTCGGATTTGTTACTTGACCACATGCTATCGATTGGGATATCTGTGTTAGATCAAAATATAATAACGCTCTAGTTAAAACGGAGCCTAAATTTCCTTCGGTACTACCGCACGCATAGTAGCTCGTTCTTTTTTCGATTTCAAGTATCTCATCCAACCCAGTGTTCTTGAACATTAAAACGGGGTTACTTGAAATAAATGCGTCTTTGGTTGGATATAAAAAGTAATGCATGACTGTGGTTAATACTATATAAATATACAACCCGCCGAAAAATATACATCCTAAAGGCGAATGGTATGATATTATAGCACTTTTCCGACAATATCCTTGGTTGGATATTTTACTTCAAAAACCGATGGATCCAAGGAAGGATATATGATCTTATCCACAGTCGCACTCTGGATATTATATTCATATGGGGAATAATCACCATCCCTGACAGTTAAGTTTTTCAGTTTTAAATAATTTACAGACTGCACGCCGTCAACTCTACTTATTTCCAACTCTAATCTACTTAGATTGATTGGTTGACAGAATTGAGCATTGTCTATGTTAAAATATGCTTGAACTGTGGTTAAACAATTAGTCAGTACATCTCGCTTGTTGTAATTTTTATATACGATTATTCCAAAATCCACTCCGATGTTTATAATATATCCATCGATTATGTTAACCGAATCCGTCAACATTCTGTATTGATTTAGATAAGTTTTTAAATTTTCTTGAATGGCGATATTTGACGTTATTAGTTTCTTTTGACTGTTATAACAGAGTATATAAAGATTGACCGCGAAAGGGTTGTAGTTGGTCTTCGAAGTATCCACGGTTTGATCTGCTATTGCATATGCCTTCGCGATAGACCCGTACTTTGAAGGCATCGCGTATGATCTGACTATATAGTCTTGCTGGGTCACCGCTCTATTTTGAGCGGAATGGTTTGCAAGTGCGTTTGTTCTGATACTGTCATTTGATTCACTACCCATACCACCAACGGCGGGTATAGAATTATTAACTTTTATAGAACGTCTTACCGTACTTGTTAGATTTTGTTCTAAGTTTGGAAGCTCTGTTATATCTCCGAAAAATTCAACGGATGTTACGTTTGTTATCGAATTTGCATTTACATTACTCGCCACACCGCCACCGACCACGTATCGTATTGTCAACGTCGTGTTAGCAGGTGCTTGCCCGTATGATTTTGATGATAAAAAGTTTGCTGGATCATACGAAACATTTTCCGTTCTAAACAAAGATTGGTTTGAAACTGTGTTTACATTTGGAATTATTATTTCGTCGTCTTTTACGTTCGTACCGGCTCCGAATTCTATGAAAGTTGTATCATCGGAGTTTGTGCCCGTGACGAATCTTCTTGATGTTTTTAAGAACTTGATCAAAAATGGAGTAGTGTCTCTGTATTTTGACATCACCATGTCATTTTTGAATATGTTTTCCGAATCTATCGGAACCATATCTTGGGCCAAATACTCCGTTTCGTACCAACGATTTCCGTCAGAATCGTACATATCCATTATACCGACAACGTTGGTTTCGGCCAATTCAAGTCTGTAGAATGATGTTGGGTCCGACACGGCGACGGTCTTTGTTATTATCTGTCCAGCGGAGGCTACAACGGTCTTTTTTAAAACATAAAATTCAGGTTGACCGGAGGAGTTTCTTTGATAGACCGATATTTCCAGCGGATCATTTTTTGTATCAACCGTGAAATCGACGGGGAAGTTTGTTATGAAACTCACGCCGTTGTCGCTGATCGCAGTCATGCCCGGCTTTATTATTTGAGCATACGTTAAGTCGGGTACAATTTCTCCGTTTGCATCTGTTTTAGATGGTACGAGTTGATAAACATCGAGTGAAGTCACAGAAGGCGTTGATACTTTTACTCTGTATCCAAGTGAGCGCGCCGAGTCTATAATGTTTTGTCTTTCTTCCGAATTTACAAGCATCGATTCCTTGAATTGATAATCTACGTAATAAGACAAAACATCTCCAACGTATGCTGCCATTTCGATAAACATCATACCTACGGACGCTTCGTTGAAGTCCTTATATGTGTTAGGATAATATACCTTGGCAAAATCAACCAAAGACTTTTTCAACTGTGAAAAGTCTTTGTTTAGATATTTTACATCTTTTTTTGCTGGTTGAAATGATTTTTGCGTTTCTAGTATCATATATTTCCTTGTGCGGCAACCAGTGTAATATTTTGTGGGGATGTTATACCAACATTGTCTGCGGTAAATAGAACGGATATTTTTACATAATACCCATCTTTCTCTTCGTCCGAGTTACCGACCGTCACACTTTTTATATTGACAAATGGCAACCATTGTTTTACATCCTTTTTTATAGCACTTTCTAAAATAGACTGCAATTCTTCGTTGTTGAAATTAAACAAAACGTCCCACAATGAAGAACCAAAGTCCAAATTAAATCTTCTTTCTCCCTTTTTAGTGTTCAATAAAAGATAAAGATTTGCTTTTACTTGATCGACCACATCAAAACTTTGGTTGAAATACCCCATAGGCCCATGCGATATGGGAAAGGTTAACCCGATAGGAGTTTTTACTGCGGTGGACATTGATTAACGACGCTTTTCGCTGACTTTCTTGTCCATTGCTTTTAAAAGTGATCTATAATCTTTTTTCAAAGCGTTGGCCACAGCGGCAACTTCCTTGTTTTCATTCAACTGCTGCGGAGTCAGTTGTTGTAAAATATCAACTGAACTTTGCATGGTTGACTCGGTTGGCACTCCCCCCGTAGTCTCATTGAGAACTTGATTCAATAATGGATTCTTAGAATACATTTTTTGCGGTTGTGCGACGGGAACTGGTGCATTTGGCTGCTCCATGAATACCTCCACTTTACTCTTAACCGATTGTTGTGTTGTAGCAGCTCTATTTTCCAATATTGCCGCCGAATTCTCGGATAATCTCTCAGCCAAAACTTCCATCAATAACTGTGGAAGTGCATTATTTACTTCTTCCTTTACTAAGGTTCTAATTATATCGACTAATTCATTCTTTTTCATATATACTATAAATATAGAGTTGTTTTATTTTATTCCAATTTTGGGCACATTAAGTGATGTAGTCGCCGACTGTGCTTTTCCAGCCGCAGCTGCAACCGTGGATGATATCGAGGATCCTCCAATAGAAGGCATTTGAGGCAGATTGGGTGAAAGCGATGCAATACTTGGCAACGCCGGTACCGATGGTAGCGAAGGTAATTTCGGTAAGGACGGTAATCCTTTACTAAATGATTTTACTATACCCCCGATACTACCAACGGTATTTTCCGAAAATGCCGGTTTTTTAATCCCGCTCATGATACCGCCTAATCCAGACGGTGTTTTTACATCGGCCTTCGGAATTTCAACCGTTGGAACCGATAGTTTTGGCATCTCTACTTTTGGGGCGTCGGGAACTGCAAGTTTTGGAGCTTCTATTTTTGGTATATCTAACTTCGACGCAGATGGGATATTTGGTACCGATGGAAGACTTGGTATAGATGCCGCCGATGGAAGCGACGGTGCGCTAGGTAAGCTCATAGCCGGAATCGGTGGGGCTGCTATTGTCGGTATTGATAGACTTGGCATGTTATTTTGTTTTCAATTCTCCGCCATCATATCCAAGCGCTCCACCCCCACCAACCGTAAACACACGAGTACTCATCAACGTCGGTAACTTGTCTCTCAGATCTATGAGGTCTTGCTTCATCTGCCTAAGGCTCGTGGCATATTCTTTCATCTTATTTGACCAGTCCGCCTTTGGCGCAACTTGATTGTCTTTGTGAGAGTCTTTTTCGTGTATATGTACCGCGTGCCATTCTTCTGCTTGGGAAATCAATAGATCTGTCTGAGCAATCATCCAGTTACATAATTGATATATCCAAAATACACTCGTTCTACCCAAGAGAACGGGTTCGTCAGCATCCTCAAATGCCCCTAGGTATATTTTGGGAGAATTAATTGTGGTTTTGTCGTTTGTTGTTAAGACTATTTGCTTGTGGGAATCTATAGTAAATTCATCATCCGTGACCATCGCCAATCTTTTCTTGGAGAAATGGAAAGTTTCTTTTGCACGCGAAGAGAATATAAGTCTATCGCTGTTTATAACAACTTGGTCGCCGTCCAACGTTGGATATTTAAAATTAGTCGATCCGAGCGGAGAAAAATTTGGTTGTTCTTCTTTTATACCGGATTGAAATAAAACTTTATTACAAGTCGTTATGAACTCCGATATGGTCTTACCGGATGTTATGTG